CAAATATACAGCGCTACTCCAAATATACAGCGCTATATCTCTTTAAGTTGTTTTCATATATTATTTAAAATAAGTATTTAAAGAATGTAGCGCTACGCCGATTAGACAGCGCTGTATCTTTACTTATACAATATATATTATAAATAACTACTTAAAGACACCACTCTATATACTGTATAAGAAGATGAATACCCAAGCAGAAATCAAAGCGCAAATTGCCCTATTAAAAGTAGAGGAAAAGCGACTCAAAAATATCCAAAAAATCAAGGATAAAAATACCGCATTTCAAGCACGAATGGCGAAGGAAATGAAAAATAATCCAGTCGGTATGATAATTCACTCATTAACCATACAAGGAATCAATCAATCAATAGACAATTTCCAGACATTATTAAGTGATTTGGGAAAAATGAATATTACGATAGAAAAATTGGAAAAACGCACCAACGACCATTATACACTATTAAATCTGGAACAATTCCACGAATTATTATATTGTTTGGATAAAGAAGAATGGGTAAATTATTCTACCGAATGGTATAATCAACGCAACCCATTTACCCAGTTAAATTGTTGCGTTTGTTTGATGGATAAATGCGAAACCGAAATGGCGAAAATGTATAAAAAAGTGGATGGAAAATGGGTAAATAATTGCGCTTGTAATACCGATATTTGCGGTGATTGTATCAAATTAATTGGAAATAAATGCCCCACTTGTAGAACGATATTTACCGCTTACAATTGGGTAAAATAATTTAAAAATATTCCAAAATTAGAAAAAAATTAGAAAAATTAAAAATAATTAAAAAATCATTTTTTTTATTATTTATTTTGTAGCGCTACAAGCACTTTCAAATACTTTTGGGTAAATACAGCGCTGTATCTTTACTTATTACAATATATATAATATATTATAAAACAACTTAAAGACACCCCAGTATATAATGTATAAGCAGAACAAGATGGATATACTATTACAAGCAGACAAATACCTAAACGGCAACCACCATTTACTCAATATTATTTTTTCGTATTTGGGGGAATCTCCAAGCGCAAAAGTAATGAAGGAATTGACTAATGATGAAGATATGAATGCGGAAATAAATGGGCGATTAGACTTTACAAATCTGTCCCCATTATACCCATCCATATATTTCACGATGCGAAGGTGGTCTAATAGAGTATATAATGTAAGAAAATACGATGTATTGAATATTCCAAGATACAAAGTGGATTGCCTTCAAATTGAAGATGATGTGGATTGCGAAAGATGTAATAAATTATTGACCTATCCAGAGCGAGAAAATTACGGCGAATATTGCGAAAAATGCTACGGTTGGGTGTATAAAATGCGTAGTGAAAGCGATGAAGAAACAGAACCAGAACCAGATGAAGATACAGATGATAGTGATGAATGGGAAACAGATGAAGATGAAATGTAAAAATATTCCAAAATTAAAAAAAAAATAATTAAAAAAAAATAATTTTTTTATTATTTCAAGCACTTCAAAATACTTATTTAAGTAAAGTAAAAAGGTGGAAGCAAAAGTGGAAGCATTTTATTCCCTCCACCTTGCCTCCACTAATGCTTCCACTCGTCGCTTACTCAAATCCTTACCATCTACGCAGTCTTTTTATTTCAAGGTTAAAAAGTGATGGTAAGGGTGGAACGAGTGGAAGCATTTTTTCAAGTCTTTAAGGATTTTGAGAAAAAAATAAAAAAAACTTTTGTATATAGAAAGTGAAATAATGCTTCCACTCCTTCCACCCTTACCATACTTTTTTAAAGAAAAAAAATATCCTTACGAGAAATGGTAAGGAATCAAGGTGGAAGCAATAGTGGAAGCAAGGTGGAAGCAATTGGTTTTGCCGAAAATGCTTCCACTTTTTTCAGCGCTGTCTTACTTATATAGCGCTACAATATATCCCATTTTTGGACTACTTATTAATAGATATATAATATAATATATTGTTTAAAAGGACTTAAAGACACTACTCTATATAATGTATAAGTAGTAAGATGACGACACCCAAACCAACCAAGAAATCTGGATACGCATACGCAACCGAGAAACTCGCCAAGAAGGAGGAAGAATTGGAAAAACCCAAAAAGTAATGGGTGGAGCGATGAATCTATTGGCGACCAATACGCAACAGAGGAATAACGCCCAAGCAGACGCAAGTTATTTGGATAGGCAATTAACACGCACCAAGAACGCCAAGCACGACCAATATTTTACACTAATGGGTAGAATAGTCAAATACGAACCAACCGCATTAGACGAAGTCTTACCATACGCATTAGAAAACGGATGCTTCTGGGAATGCGAAAGTAAAGAAATGGGTGAATATTCGGTAATCGCCGATTACACTACCAAGACCACCAAAAAAACCTACAAGGCGCATCACACCATCTACAACACATTTCTAAAAAAATGTGATACGGAAAATGATGCGCCGATTAGTTATAAAGGATATTTTTTGATGAAGAATTATCCAGATAAGTTTGAGGTGGATAGAACCAAAACCGAATACAAAACCATCACGGATTTCTTCAAAATTAAAAAGTAAATAAAAAATAAAATAAAAAAGTAAATAAAAAATAAAATAAAAAAAGTAATATAATTTTTTTTATTTTAAATATACAGCGCTACTTACCACAGTATTCTCATCGCCAACGCATTTGGAGAATAAGGATTAGATTTCCAATTGCCCTTGATATTGGATGCCCTTTTGAGATAATTCTCACGACGATTCTGGTCGCCGTGTTTGGTGTAATCTTCGTATTTCATTTGACCGAAATGAACCCATTTGCCGTCTGGGTCTTGTATCATATATTTTTTGTCTTTTCGGTTAGAGCGATATAAATCTTGTTTATAATATTTGGTGGCGTTCTTTTGCGCCAATTTGGGATTAGACCATTTCCAGATTTCATCGGTCTTGGGGATTTTGTTTGCGGTTATTTCCCTACCACCACCTTCCAGATTCTCAACCGCCTTCAATTCGTCTTTTACATCATCCCCACGCTTCAAATGACCTTCTAAATGTGTTTCCAATTTGTCTAAAATCTGGGAAGCGCTGACTTTTGCGCCACCTTGATACACCTTTTTAAGTAGCGCTTTACCTTTGAGTGTTTCTAATTCTGGTTCTCTAACTTCCTTTTTGACTTCTTCCCAAGATGGTTTGAATTGCGGATGAATATCTTCACCAACACCGACTTCTTGGCGTGTAGGGTGAGCGAGTTTGGGTTGCTTCATTTTGGTATTCGCATTAAACGATTTATCGTTAATGATTGCCCCATTAAATCGCAAATACTTTTTGAGAAAATCTGTATCCATTTATATAATACAAATATTTTTAAATTGGATTGATTGATGTAATTACCAGATTCAATCCTAAATCATATTCCCATTCTATTTTAAATAGATTTCCAGCGCTGTCGTAAATGATTTCCGTCATTTTAATATATCCATATATAATAAAATGCCGACAATTTTAGACCAGCGATTATACGACCAAGTAAAAAAGGAAGCAGACCAACGATATTCAAAACCCAGCGCTTACAAGAGCGGATGGATAGTGAAAACATACAAAGAGCGTGGCGGTAAATACGCCGATGATGGAAAACCGAAAAATCTCGCCAGATGGTATAAAGAAGAATGGAAGGATATTGGATGCGAAGATTATCCAGTATACCGCCCAACAAAACGAATAAATAAATCCACACCATTAACCGCCACCGAAATTGACCCAAAACAATTGAAATCTCAAATTAAAATAAAGCAAGATATAAAAGGAATGAGTAATTTACCGCCATTTAAGAAAAAGGGAGGCAAATTGAGAGCGAGTGAAGTGAGAAACTTATTAGACGCTTCTTACCAGACTGAACCAGCGCAAAATATCGGCGATTGGGTATTGGATAATGGTCTGTCTAATCAATACGCCAAAGTATATTATAAACCAGATGGAAGCGCTGTCGTGGCGCATCGTGGAACGAGTGGAGCGCTGGATTGGGGAAATAATTTAGCATACGCTTTGGGAAATTACGAAAATACCGACCGATATAGACAAGGCAAGGCAATCCAAGACCAAGCGGAGAGCAAGTATGGTGCGAAAAATATTTCTACGCTGGGACATTCACAAGGGTCGGTGCTTTCAAGAAAATTGGGCGCAAATACGAAAGAAATTATTAATGTGAATCCAGCATACAAGGGCGAAGTTCCGTTGGCGAATGAATATAATGTGCGGTCAAGTAAGGATGTTGTTTCCAGTCTATACGCCCCAGTATCCAGCGTCAGTCGCTTACTTTACCCCAGTTATACCAAAAAACATTCCATCACCGTTCCAACGGATAAATCGTTTGATGTTTTGGGGAATCATTCTTACGATATTTTGAATAAATTGGGCGACGATTATATTGGGGAAGGTGCTGGATTTAAAAAGAAGGAAAATTATCCAGACTGGGAAGATTTGAAATGGGGAAGTTTCACGGCGCAATTTAAGCGCTACAACCAAACCCATCCGCCATTACCAGATTTGGAAGCATTTGCGGAAATGATATTGAGAAATCCTCACGAGTATCATTTGAAAACTCTTAAACGAGCAAGATTTTACCAGAATGTTATTTTGAAGAAACAAAACCGAATGTAATTAGAGCATATATTTATAAGCGCATTCTCGTTGAGCGCCACGCCAAATCGTAGGAATATCACGACCAGAATGATTTCGCCCAGTAAAAGTGCGACCAGCGCCTTCCATTTCTCTAACAGCGCTATTTTCCCAGAACGAATTGGGAGTGAAATTGGGTGGTTGAATCGCTTCGTTTTGTTTATACGAATTAACCACGATTAACAAATCAATTTTCAATTTGTTTAATTCTTCTTCCAAAATCTTTATTATTTGGTCGCCAAAATTAACAACATCTTTGAAATAATCCACCAAAGAAAAATCTAAATTATTAAGGGTAATTACACTAAAAGTATTCCACAATTCAGTTAAGGTTGCGTATGCTTGGGATAATGTATTTAATTGGGAGGGATTTAATTGTTGAACTGCTGGTTTTATTCTGGAAATCACCAACAAATCCATATAACGGATTTGTCGTGTAATGTCTAAAATTAGAGAAGACAAAACGGTATTTGGATTTGCGTCGTAAAATACTTCTTTTGGTGCGCCCCCATTTGAATAATGAGATGAGTTTGTATCATCACCGTCGCCATCATCCCAATCATCCCCATCGCCCCCATATCTGTATCTATTTGACGAACTTGAATTACCAGACGAACTTGACCTATCACTTGGATTATACCAACTTGGAATGGATGATTGCGAACTCTCATCGTCGTTATTATTATACGAAGGCATACTGCTTTCAGTATTGGTGCTGTCTGGGTCTTCAATAAAACTGTCGGCAACTGCGCCTTGCGAAATCATTCGGCGTGAATAATCGGCAACTGGTAATACACCGAATCTACCAACTGGTTCGGCGCTTACTCTTCTTACTGGTTGAGATAATTGTTGGGAAGGTGGTCTGGAAGGAGGTGGTGTGGGAGTTTCGTCATCATCTTCAATAACCAGTCTTCGTCTTACTGGTCTTGGATTACCAAAAAAGGTGCGAATATTTGGAGATTGTTGTTGGGGAGGAGCATCTTCAATTTGTAAAAGAGTAGATGGCGCTTGTGGCGAAGTTTGAGTGGATGCCTTTTTATTTTTATTTTTACTTCCTTTTGGTCTGCCTTCGCCACGAAGTCTTGCTTGTTCTTCGTTAATTTGTCGTTGGAGTTCTTCTGCTTGATTCATTCTCACGCCAAAATCGTCCATTTGTTCTTGTCGTTGGCGCATTTGGTCTGCGCCTTGTCTTGCGCCTTGTTGTCTTAAAAATATACCAACTATTCTTGCGCCTTCTTGTTTTGCTTTGATGAATGACGATTGTAATCCCAATAACAATTTGCTAAACTCATCCATACTTCCACTCAAAGATTTCTGTGAAGAGAGTGCCGACAGCGCTGGTTGGTCTGGGTCGGTAAGAGGATTCTTCATATTTTCCAGAGCAATCGTCGTCAATTGCTTTGACGCTTGAATGATATTGTCTGGTTGGTAATCCAAATTATTCTTTCTCGGTAATAACGGCATTTATATAATACAAAGATATTTTATTTTGTGTTATATTTCTATTTTTCTATTTACGAAACACCACTAAATTAATATAATCCGTGTTCCTTGACGAACTTTGATGCTTGTGGGAGATTTAATCCGTGCTTCTTCATTACTTCTGCGACGATTGCGCCACGAGCGGATTCACGCTTTTTACCAGAATGAGGAAGTTGTTTGCGACCTTTTCCAGAAACCGAAGGAACTGGTGGATTGTAAGACGCTAATGCTGGGGGCATTAATCCAGTATTGATGTGAAATTGACTGGGATTATCCATTATCATTACACCGCCTTTTTTGCGATTAGCGACTACTGGTTGGAAAGGTAATATTCCGTGTCCGTCTGCGCCAAGCATCGGTGAGCGTCTTACTGCTTTTCCAGATAAAGACCCAGCGCTTTTCTTGCGACCCAACCCCATTAATAGAGGAGCGAATGGTGCGATTGCTTGACTGACCTTACCCAAATCATCCGCCCAATTTCCACCACGACCCAGACCCATTAACAAGGGAGCAAATGGCGCAATTGCGCTACTTACCTTACCCAAGTCGTCCAAGAAGTTTCCGCCTTTCATCATCTTATTAATGGCGTATTTACTGGGAGGTTTGCCTTTCCCAAGTCCTAAAAGGAGCGGAGCAAATGGAGCAATAGCGCTACTTACCTTACCCAAATCATCCACCCAATTTCCACCGCAAGGATGAGGAGGCAAAGGGTCGCCACGACCCAACCCCATTAATAGAGGTAAGAATGGTGTTGCTATTTGAGCGATTTTACCAATATCATCTGCGACCCCAGAACCAGTAAGAGGTCTTCCAGAACCGCTTGTAAAAAACCCACGAATATCTGCCGTTCCTTTTGCGCCTTTTTTAGGAGGGCGACCACGAGGTTTTGCCCCAACGCCCTTCGCTGGATTGTAGGGAACAACTGGGGGTTGCGCCGAAACCACTACATTCTGGGGTTCGTCTTCATCACTCTCGCTTTCTGGTTGAGGGGCGACTGGCGCTTTGGGTTTGCGACCACGCTTTTTGGGCGCTGGTTGTTCCATTATCTCACCCTTGTAAGTATTCCACATATCACTCGGTTTCTTGCCCTTGTATTTTTGACCGAATGCTTTCTTGGCGTAATTAATCGCATTTCCAGATGGGCGACTGACTCTATCAATCTCAAATCCTTTGCGTTGCTTTCCAATCATCTTCGCAATAATAGCGCTGGATTTTGACCCACCTTTTCCAGATTTGTATTCCTTGATTTGGTCTTTCAAATATTCTTTTCCTTCTGGAACAACGACATCGTGAAAAATGTCTTTTGCGATTGGCGCAATAGCATTTCCAAGCGAAGAAAATCCAGATTTGAAAGTATCAAACACACCAGCGCCAGACATCGCCCCACCCCATTTGGGAAAATTATCCAACTGGGTATTTGCCGAACCGAATCCACTCTCGTTATAAGGGTTTCCAGTCATTCCAATATATCCGCCTTCGGCGGTTGCCCTAACCATTCCATCACGACCAATCAAATATCCACCCTTCTTTCTACGGCGACCAGACCCTTTTGCGTAAGAGCGGATTGCGTCTTTGGCGAGTTCTGTTCCAACTTCTTTTACAATAGGGGTTGCGATTTGAGCGACACCAGAAACCCCTTGTTTAAACCCTTTACCGAAGTCATCCCAAAATGAACCGCCCAACATATCTGGTTGAGATGCCCCTAAATGACCGACTGAAAGCGAACTGGGATAATCATACTCGGTAGATGAGGGCAAAACAAAGTTTCTCATTCGTTTTCCACCAAACATCGTAGGTTGAGGCAATCCACCAACCACGCCACGATGAATTGCGTCTAAAAGTTGGCGCTTAATATACTCGTTGTATTCTTGAACTGGTTCTATTCCACTCATTCGTATATACTATTACTTATATTATTTTTTTGAATAATATAATTAATTCTAAATACTTCTTAATTCGGTTTTTGATGTAAATCTATTGCGATTTTACCGAGAAATCTAAAAATCTATTTTAAGCAAGGTGTTTAGCGAGTTTTGATTTAGATTTTCCACCCATACTGATTGACCCACCAGACATCGCACCAGCGGACATCGCACCACCACTCGTAGCACCGCCAGAGTGAGCGCCACCAATACCGAACTGCTTCATCACATCCTTAATCTGCGAGGGAAGCATTCCACTAAACTTTTTCACCATATCCATCACATTACCCATTCCAAGATTTCCCATTTGACCCCCAACGAGGCGCTGGTATTCCACAGATGAAAGAGCGGATTGAGGGTTTTGTTCCTTTGTTCGTAGCACTTGTTCTTTGGTAAGGATTCCAGTAAAGATTTGAGAAGTTCCTTGCTGGGTGGCGAAGATTCCACTATTCATCGTAATAATACAGATTTCTGGTTGCGATATAGCGAAATCATACTGGTTAGTAACCGACAAGTTGAACTGGAATTGATATTGACCGAGCGAACTTGCTGATAAGTAACTTGGAAGACTAAAATTATAAACTGGACTCAAAACAAGGAGAGCGCCAGTTGTAGGAACTTGCGATACTGTTCCAGACAAATTATTATTAACATCCGCAAATCCCCTAAACTCGTGAAATGTCTGGGAACTTCCGTTGGCGTATGAAATATTGTAAAGGTCTTGCTGGGTTGCGGTAGAAAGAAGACCAGATGCGTTGTTGAAATTAACGCTAATTCCGTTAATTGATAAAAAGGAACTGGTGTAATTCTGGTTTTGAGAAGACATCGGCACACGAGCGCAAATAAGAATCAAATCTGGAACTTGATTGAGTTGGAGTGATTGAGATGTGAGTGTTTGAGTAGCACCAGCGTTGATAGTAGTTCCAGAGGCAAATGTGGTTAAATATCTGGGGTAATCCATATAAGGGACAACATTCTTGGTGGAAATCTTGGCGTATTGTTCTGGTTGAAGTGAAAGGAAGTTGAAGAGCAATCTGGTATTGGCGAAACCGACTGCTTGGGAAGCGCCACCGTTAGGAGCATCCGCCCATCCAAGAGCAATTCCAGAGATGTATCCAGTCAATCCGTTTCCAGCACCATTTACCGTAGTATTGGCGGTGGAGAACAATCTCTTACAAGAACTATCCACATTTAGCACCATACTCATATTATTCACACCAACCAAACCAGCGCAACAATTAGGAGTCATATTGATAAAAGGTGAAAGAGCAAGGAAGGGTTCGGTCAATTGAACCTTAATAAAGATTTTCCAAGTGTTAGTTGCTGGGTCGGTAGAAATGGGAGAATTGTCGGTAAATACACCACCAACATATCTATCAATTTGAATGAACTCTAATTTGTATCCACCACGAGGGCAAAAATCGGTGTCGTAAGACATATTGTTATAAGAGGCAAGAGGGTTTGCGTTTGAACCAACGCCATACTGATATTCACCCCAAGCGCAATCTGGGTATGAGGGAGTCATCGTGTTATATCTGCTTAATGCTTCGGTTGAGTTCATTCTCATCAACATCGGCAAAACATCTTGTAAATTGGTGGAAACCGACACATTATTAATTGTTGCTTGGGTAGTAGTGAATAGAGAGTTCAAAGGAAATGCTTGGAGCGAATCGGTTAAACCATACTGGAATACTTTTGCGCCAATTGGAACTGGATTACTTGCGCCACCAGCGCTGATTTCAAAAGACAACTCACTTGCTAATAGTAAGTGGCGGTCAATCACGATATTTTCACTTGGGATTTGGATGTTAAATACAAGTGAGGAATTACTACTTGAAACTGCTTGAAATTGTTGGAAAGTGGATTGCGAAGCACCGCTAATAACCCCAAATCCTTCGGTAGAAGTAATATCGGCGATACGAGCGTCTTCAATTAATACACAGCGGAAATCACTCATTTTATATATTAGACTAACATTTTAATTTTTTGGATAAAATGTTATTCAGCGCTAAAAGAAAACAATTCTCTAAATGTTCTCTTTCCCTTAAAATACTTTTAAGCGGATGAACTTCCGCCAGTTCCCTTTCTGGTAAATAAAAGTTTGATAGTGGCGGTAGAACCAGAAGACAATTTGAAAGGTTGGAGAACCCCAGTTCTGGATTTCCAATAGACATTTAAGTCTAAATTATAGATTGGAGTATTTCCTACTAAATTAATCAATCGGTATTGAGCGCTGGGGGTATAAACAATATTCGGTTTGTAAATACCATCATCACTCACGAAGTCGGTGACAACTTGCGAAATATTTGAATTGTTTCCGCCGTTGTTATAGACTTCGCCGTTAATGAAAAGTAGGGGCGAGGAAATATTCGCTGGAACTACTGGTAAAGTATTTGAGGTAAATACGATTGAAGTAATGGGAGTCCAGAGCGCCAGAGTAGAATACTCTTGAACGATTTGTAGAGCGTCATACTGCGAAATTGCTGGTGCGGTGGGTGGAAACACTACGACGGTTGCGCCACCAAATCCGTTCATTACAATTTGAATATTCTTTCCGTTAGTAACGCCAACCGAACCCAAAATGAGAGCGGTGAAACTGCTAAATATTTGATACATCGCTGGATTCATATAAATCCCAATTGAATTGGCGATAGTATTGTCGTATCCAATTTGTTCTGCCGTTAAAACGGCGCAATTACTCGTTGTATCCCACGACATCGTAGGAGCGTGTGTAGATGGAAGAACTAAACCAGCGCCGACCACTTGGGTATTCAAATCGTTAAAGCAAGTGGTAAATGTATTGTTAATCAATAGTATCCAATATTGATAATTCAATATCTCGTAATATCCAGTCTGGTTGTTTTGAAGACCATCTGTGGTTTGACTCGGTGGTGCTGGAACAACGACATCTTGTATCTGCGGAATGAAATTGACGAATGTCTGTTGGTTAAATGTTTGAAATGGTGCGACTGGATTAGTCCAAGAAAGCGTGACGGAATAAATCGTTAAATCACGATTACCTTGATTCGGTTGAATGACTGGAATAAATACTGGAAGCGTAGGAGTGTCTAATGTGAAACGGATGATGCTTAAATAATAACTCTCTGGGTCATACACGAAGGGAGTGTTTCTTGTTTCGTTAAAGTATAATGACGGAGGATTACGATTGATTGTTTCTAAATTAGTTATAGTCACATCGTAATAAACATTATCAGCGGTGTCTTGGAATGTGAAACTCATCTTTTATACTATTAGTAGATATAATAAATCTAAATGAATTACTGAATCAATTATAATAGGCGATTGGAATACTTATATAATAGAGAAACAACTTAAAAAGAAGAAATCTAAACAGCGCTGTAAGAAATCAAATGCCCTATATACAGAAATCTATATGTGCTATTGATTTCTGCTCGTAATAATTAATTAATTATTACTAACACATATCTAATATGGTCTGGATTTCTGTTAGATTTCTTGCGTTTTCTCGTATTTCGGTGTTTTTTCGGCATTCTGGATTTCTGTTAGAAGAAATCTAACCGAAGATGACTGCGATGACTTGTATCCGTCTGGTTTCGTTGCTTGGGTAAGTAGTCCCACACTTAAAGATTGTATTTGACCTTTTCCTTTTCCAATTAATTCAGTAGATTTTATCTCTAAATAATCCATTTATAATAAATCAATATATTATTTATACAAGTTTGGTTGCTGTAATTACCGCCGATGCGGTTGGGGGTGTTCCACCACCTAACCAATATAATTGGGTGTTATATGCGCCTCTGTCTGCGTTGCTTATTATTATTATTGCTTGGGTGGTGAATATGGTGCTTGGGGCGGTATAAGCGATACTTCCAGAGTCGTTAAAAACGAGATTTTGTGTATATTTTGCTGTGTTAAATACGACTTGGTTATTAGTCATTTGTAATCTGGATATTACGCTTGTATTATCCCCACTTGGGGTTAGTGTAATACTTGTCGTCAATAACCAAGCGCCGTAATCCAAATTAACATTATTAGAAACAACAGTATAAAAATTATTATCTAAATTGACTGGGGCGAATGCTAATGATGTTCTTTGATTCCCTAATTCACCGTAAGTTCCTATTTCTACAACGGAAGCGTAAGACATTTATATAAAAGATTGATATTAAAAAGTGGTAGGAATGGAATCATTTTTTAATATTGAATTGGTTAGAAGAGAGATTGTCTAAACGACTTGTTCTTATTGAAAGTATAAAATTGCTTCCACTCCTTCCACATTAAGAATAGATAATAATTTAAGTGATTTTGTAAAACTTCAAATACGACGCTGTGATTGTTGGTGCTGTTCCAAGAAAAGTGGGTGTAAATGTTATTGCGAGTGTATTAACTGCCGTTGATGCGGATACGCCGTATGGTGCGGAATAAGATGTTGATATTGCGGTTGCGTCTGGTAAAGTAGTGCCGACAAAAAAATCAGTATCAAGCAATACTCCACCAGCGATTCCTCCAATTCTCCACGCTGTTTTTATATACGAAAATGCCGTTGTATTGTCGCCAGTAATATCAAAATTGATTTCCATTAAGTATGTTCCAGCGCCGTTTGGAAAAGGAACATCACAAAAAGTATATTGAGTTCCAGAAACCAACGGTGCTGGGGCGACTGGTAAATTGCCCCCAGCGCTATTAGATGTTATTGTTTTAACCCCACCGACATTTGACGAAATGATATTTTTGGCGAGTGCTGGATTAGTGCTTGTTACTGTATATACCGAAGAATACGACATTTTATAATATAGCGCTACATTTTATTTTAATGTTTCTAAATCAATCTTCTAAACAATTTTATAGGCGGTCAAAATAACATTAGCAACCAGCGCTGACCCAGCGCCAATCCAAGTAACTTGACTATAAAACTCGTTTAGAGTATCGCTGGATGCCTCTATTACATTTGAAAAATTATATACTCGTGTTGCTCCATTATACGCCCCAGCGGTGCTTCCATTCCAAATTATCGTGTTATTATTTACATTACCAACTTCGTTTAAACTGGTGACTACTACACTTTCTATTTCGGTTGTATCGTCACCGTCGGTTGTAAGTTGAACTCTTGTTTGTAAAGACCAAATACCCAATTCCAAAGCAATAGTATTTGAAACCGTTGAAGCAACCCCAGACACCAAAGCGGTTGGGGCAAATGCGCCAGTAGTAACAAATGCTCCAAGATTACCATTAGAACTGACTTGTTTTGAAGATGCGAACGACATTATACAATAGCGCTATATTTTTTTTCATTTTTAAGCAATCTTGTAAATATTGGTATTACTTGTTGTGATAGTTGGAAGAGTTCCAGCGGTGATAGTTGCGGTTAAAGTGATTGTTACTATATCGGTGATTGCTAAATCGTGATTAAATATGAAGGGGATTGTAAAATTGTGGGGATTTGCGTTTGGTAGAATTGTCGCCACTAAAACTTCGGTTGTATAAATTGCTCCACCATTTACTAAAAATTGAATACTTACTTGCGAAACTGATGTTGTATTGTCGCCATCAACGGCGAACTTATACACATATGCGTATGTTCCTCTTCCATTACTACCTCCATTAAGACCCAGCGTCCAAGACAGCGCTGTATAAGTTGTTCCAGAAACGATTGCTCCTACTGGGATGGTTGAACCAGTTGAAATAGAAGGGATGTCTTGCGACGAATAATATGAACTTACTCCACTTGCGCTAATATACGACATTTTATATATTAGTCCAACATTTTAATTTTTCCTTTTAATTATTTCTAAATCCCCAATTGGGATAAATAAGTGAATCTTCTCGTCTGTCGCAATTTGCGCTCTGGAAAACATTTGGCGCTCGTATTTCGCAAATCGCTCCTCATCGTATTCAATTACCGCTAAACAATCCACGAAATTAAAGATAAATATTAATTTCTTATCCCCAGCGACCTTGTCTGCCGTAATCATCGTAGTAGGATATTTCGCAAATGTATTGGTTCTGCTCTTGACCTCGTAATTGTATTCCTCGCAATAGAAATCGTGTTTAGCGTAGCGCTCTTCGTAGGGTAAAATGGTGCGACCAAAATGTTCGCTTAATATCGGCATTATTAATGTCTCTTCTTGTTTTCCAAACTTGTATGAATTAGGATAATGAACCATTCTTTCTTATAATAGGGCGAGAAAAAATCTAAAAGAAATCTAACGAACTGTTTTTGCTAAATAATTTGAATGATTAAGTTTTTTATTCAAATTATAATATTGGTTTAGTGTATATTAATGTCTAAACTCTCAAAAGAACGGCAAATGGCGCATTATAAAAAGATGTTGGAAACGATGATTGACGATACTGATATTAGTCGCTGGTTAGGTGCTGACGCAAAGGATAAAATAGTAAAATATAGTGATTTGAAAAATTACCACACGATTAATGATTTGCTTCCAGACGCAACTGATTACCGAATTATCTTGACTGAATCTAAACCGAATGTCGGTCACTGGTGTTGTGTTTTAAAATACAAAGACATTCTGGAATGGTTTGACTCGTATGGCGTGAAACCAGACGGCGAGTTTAAATATATCCCTAAAATGGTGAGAAGAATGTTGGGGCAAGACGGTAATGTATTGACGAAACTGTTAGTCAATACCAAGCGACCAAACCAGAATGTTTATTATAATAAACGGCGATTACAATCTGGCGAAGACGGAATTAACACTTGCGGTCGTTGGTGTCTTGCTCGTATTTTAGCGATGCGAGTGGGATACGAATTAGATGATTTTATCCAGAAGGTAGATGATAAAGTGGAAGAAACTGGGAAACCGCCAGATATTTTGGCGTGTGATTGGATTGCCTAAATATATTACTGATTCTCGCAAGTTTCAATTGTAATATTGTCGCAAGACCCACACGCTCCGCCATCCAATTTAACATACTGATTCTGGATTGTATTTGCGGATGTTCCCATTTTGGTCGCATCTGTTTCCAATTCATTTACCTTGTCGGCGTATTTATCCGTTAAGTAGATATTGCGTAGAAGTGAAACGCCAATTCGTTTGCCGAATATCTTATTAAGGATTCTGGTAATAGCGTTATTGGATTCAAATGGGTTGCCGTGATAATCCACGAGAAACGGAATAGCGCCAGATTTCTTTTTGAGTTCTGCTTTTAGGGGGTGAATACCGAGATACTTTTTAATGACTTCCGCCAATTCTGGTGATGCTTTCTGCTCTTGGGTCTTATAAGTTCCCTTTGTCTTGTAGTTGTTGAAATACCAAGTAGCGCTGGGAAAATCGTAATAATTGTATTTCTTTTCCATTTCTGGTAAATACTTATTCACGACGACGGCGGTCTGGTAATCAATATTACGGCGTGGCGGTTGTAATGTGTAAAGCGAGAGAACAACCCAAGAAAGCGCCGTATCGTATTCACTCTGCGTCAATTTCTTCTTCTCCAATAGTGGTTTGACTTCGTCAGTAAGGTTGTCGTATATCTTCTTGACTTCGTCTTGCGTAATCCAATTTTCCTTCTGGGTTTCGCTCTTGGTGTTGTTGGTTGCGCCTTGCTTGTTGTATTCATCCAAGATGGTATAATATTTGTCGTAGAGTTTCTTATTCTTGGGGTCGTGTTTGAGAAGGGTGACGATAGATATTAAATATGTGCGCCGTGTGTTGGGTTTGTAATGTTCTATCTTTTTGAGTGTTTCCTCTACATTCTTTAAAAATGTAAATGATTTGGGGAACTCGCCTCCGTTGAGTCTGCGTAGATTATTGAAATAGAGTTTCAAAGAACTTTCGGTAATGTTCTTGGATTTCAAAGCGTCAAATAGTTTGTTGTTTTCCATTCCTTATAAATAAGTATTAGATTATATTTTTCGCTAAATAAAACTAATGCGTCGCCGAATCTTTCTGGTTTTGTTCTTTTTGGATTTCATTTTATAGTCTGCGTCAATACCGAGATTGTAATCCCAGAATTGAATGAAGATTGGTGTTTTCGTGGTGTCGTAATGAAGGGCGACCTTTACATCATCCTTAATTTCCCAAATCTCTATATATTTACAATTTGTATTAAGACACATTATAAATATACTTGCTAAATAATTATTTACCCAGATTTTTATTTTTTAGTTAAAGATGTCGGTTTGGTGATGTTCCCAGTATGCCTTCTCGTCTGCGGTCTTTGCGCTTTCGGCAAGTAATCCAAGTAGGAATGCGATTTTACTGACTCCATCAACTTTATCGTATTTAGTCTTCGGTATAATACAATCTAATCCATCGTAGTCGCCAATTACATCCTTTAAGGATAGATGACTACCCTCACTCCAAGAAAAATTGGGTTGAAGATGTCGTAAATCCATTAGAGAATACTTCTTCAAATCAAACCGCTTTAAATATAGGTTTCTCCAACTCTCCAATCTACCGAAGAACTTGGTCTTATCGTCAGTCGTATCTACAAAGACCTTAAACTCTGGGATTAGGTCTTTAACACGCTCACGCCTTTCCTCGTCTTCTTGTTGGATTGCTAATGCTTCCAAGCGTTCCATCTCTGCTTTAAGGGTTGCGATTTGAGTTCTGGTTGTTTGCGACATCTTACTTCTCGTTCTGCTTATACAATATATAGAGTGGTGTCTTTAAGTAGTTTAAAACAATATATATTATAATTAGGACTTGGGTAAGTATATCTATTTGGGGTCTTTACAGCGCTGTAATATTCGTCGGTGAGTTTGTAGCGCTCCATATATACCGAAAGAAAAAGCATCCAAAACCAATTGTTTATAATCTAAACCTTTTAAGAATGAAATCAAATCAGTAATATATTTCATTTATATAAATGGGATATATTTTTATTTTATTATTTTGTATTTTTGAATCTAATTTTCCTCGTCTTGCTCGGTGTTCCATTTGTATCCGCCGTATCCATTTGTCGTGAGTGGTTTTGCCTCTGGTTCTTTGAAATCTGGGATAAAATTATCCTCTAACTGATTCACATATCGGTAGTATGGTTCATCCACTTCGTAAAGGTGTTTCAGTAATGCCGTTTTGGTTTCTGGGAACTCGTATCTGTTTCCAGTATTGCCCTTTTTCTTGAAACATTCAATATATTTCTGCGAATGCTTACTGAACTCTTGAATCGTGAAATTAGCGGAACAATAGTGTTTCTTCGCCCACTCTTGCGTGATTTCATACAATTTAGAAGCGGAATATTTCGTTCCAACCAAATCACGAGTAGATTTGTATAGAATCTGGATGTAAGCGGAACGATGCTCGTAAATCATTTCCTTCTTGTATTCGGTTTCAATCACATTCTCCATTCCAATATTGAACTTGCCGTATTTTTTAATTGATTCTGCGGATTGCTCGTAATTCTTGAAAAAGGCGAATAATTTGGCGAGTTTTAAAGGGTCGCCGATTTCGGCGTATAACGCTTTGGATAATAAATGTTGTTTTTCTTCACGACAACGAACCATTAGAAATCGTCTATCGCCTTCTTCCACCTTGATATTGTTCTCGTTATTACTGGTGAAAATCCAATTCGTCAAATCATCCACTTCTATCGCATCAATTCCCTTTTTCTCTAAATTGGTTGTTGGTCTGGTGATGACTGCCTTCAATTTATCTGCGACCTTCTTTGCGTTGGCGCAAATCTCGTCGCCGTAGATGAATAATTTATTACAGAGATGGGCGTTAAAGTTTTTAGTAATGTCTTCAATACACTCCACACACGCCGACAATTGCTTACCAATAATCGCAATAGAACCATCCACCAACGAGTTCTTTCCGCTTCCGTGTGTCTTGGAATAAAGAATTGGGGCGACTTTTGTCTTGATGTGTGGGCGTTGAATAATACTCGCCATCCAACATTTATAATATTCAAATACTTTGTCTTCAACCAGCAACCATTTCATCAATTTAATATAATCACTATCTTCTTCCTTGATTGGTTCGGCACATTTATCATTTACCCAACCACAGAAAGCGTTGTAAGGTTGATATTCGCCTTCCTCTAATTTTTCTTCGGTATTCGTGGGGTCAAACTTGATTTGAGAATATTTCATTTTAATTGTATCATCTAACCAGATTTCGTGGAACTTCATCGGTTTTGCGCCCATACCACCCTTTACAAGGTATATCGGCATTCCTTCAATATCTCGTTTTACTTCCAAGAACTCTTGAATAGACCTCGTGATGATATATTTTCCCTTTTTCTTATCATTAATCAACTCGCAATACCGAACTGGAAAGTTTAATTTGAAATTGGTTTGTTGAAACTTTTCTCGGTATTCTTGATAATTCTTGGTTAGACGGATTTCGTCTGCTCTCAATTCACCAGACATTAATGCGCTTTCTTCGCCTTGCTTACAGAGTGGATGCTCTGGGTCTAATTCGCTCAACCATCTATAAAGCGTCGCAAGAGTGATTTTATCATCCTTCTTGCGTCCTTTCTGGGTTGCGTTGTATTGTTTGGAAGCGGTATTAAATGAAATGATTTGGGGCGCATCCCTCAAATTAGATAATTCCAAGAATAAATCGCATCCGTCATCACTTCCTTTGGTCTGGTTGGAAATAATATAACCCAATTGCGCCCACATATCGTATTTATCAAAGAAATCCGTTTTGATTCCAATAATCGCTTCAAATACTTCTTTGATTTTGGCGCAATCTTCCGCAATCTTTTTTCCATCTTGACTGCTTGATACGCTTTCGGTTTCTTCGGTTGTATCGTCTTCCTCTGTTCTGGGGTTAGATTTCTTGGTTTCCTTCTTGGGTTTTGTTTCCTTCTTGGGTTTGGGAAATAATTTCTTTGCTTGAATATTTTCTGGATTCAACCAAGACAAAATGGTTTCCCATTTAATCGTGGATAATCCGCAATCATCACTCACATTATACAATTTATTTTCCACTCGTTCCCAAGCGTGATTAAATAGAATATCGCCTTCAAAATCTTTGAGAACACCGATGTATTGTTTGTTGGTTTGAATCTCTGGTGGGATTCCATCCACCCACACGACGAAATGCGGTAATGATTTGGTTCTGGATAAGAAAAATGCGGATTCCGCCAATTCTTCTGGGAACTCTTGCGTCGCAAATAACTCATCAATATCAATATCTCCGCTTGATTTGTATCCATCAATATCTATAATACACATCGTTTTACCTTGATTGTTAAGACAAGGGCGGATTTCCCAATATTCCGCATCCTCGCATTTTATTTTCATTTCCCAATCCTTTCCGTTTGTTCCCTTACCGACAACCTTGTTGGTCGTGGATAATTCAATATAATCCGCCAGAGTAAATGCGGATTTTGTTCCAGTTTTGAATGTTTCGCCATTCTTGGTATAATCTTTGACTGGTAATGTAGTAATAATTGGGAAATCAATCCCTTCTATATCGTGGCGGAAATAGGTTTCAATAAACTCTTTGATTTCGCAAGACGATACTTGGTTTGTTTGGATAAAGGCGTTTGCCGATTCTCGGCGAGATACTTGTTGTTCTTTTGTTAGACCCATTATACTTATACAATAGATAATAATATTGTCTTTAAGTCGTTTTTTAGATTATATTATATATTGTAATAAGTATTCCTAAATAAACGGCGGAATCTGGAATATTGGATTTCTTCCTAAATAATTCTAATATTGAAAATTAGGATTATTAAATATATTGGGGTAATTACAGCGCTGTCTAACAAACGGCGACTGGTGTAGCGCTACTGGGGTCAAAAGAATTATTATATTCGGCGACTTCTTCCTTCATCTTGGTTTCAATTGACTTCTTTTCCGCCTTTAATGCGTCCAATTTGGGTTTCCTTATTTCGTTGTAATACTTACGCTTTTTCTCTAAAACTTCCTTGTATTTATCTGGTTGCTCTTCCTTCAATTTGGCGTTCCATTTCTTACACTTTTCTCGCATCTTCTCTGGGTTTGCCTTTTGATAGGCGCAGACTCGTTTAATGTGATTCTGGTAGAATCTTTCCGCTGGGGTTAAAATGATTTCGGCAGTTTGTTCGGTCATCTTCTTATACTTATACAATATATTATATTCTTGTCTTTAAGTAGTTTTCGGCAATTATATAAGTTTGCCTAAATACAAGAAATCTAAAAGTGGAAGCATTTTCGGCAAAACCAATTGCTTCCACCTTGCTTCCACTATTGCTTCCACTCGGTTTCCTTACCATTTACGCAGTCAAACTTTTCAACCTTCAAAAAAGTATGGTAAGGGTGGAAGGAGTGGAAGCATTATTTCACTTTCTATATACAAAACAAAAAAAATATTTTTTCTTAAAATCCCCAAGAATGTAAAAAAATGCTTCCACTCGTTCCACCCTTACCATCACTTTTTCACTTTTTAAAAAGACAAGACCAGATATGGTAAGGATTAAGAGAAACGGCGAGTGGAGGCATTAGTGGAAGCAAGGTGGAGGGAATAAAATGCTTCCACTTTTGCTTCCACCTTTTAAATATACTTATTACAATATATATCGTAAATGACTTAAAGAATGCGTTCTATATAGTGTATAAGTAGAACCAGAATGAATTGCCTATTCCACACCAACAACAACACCACCTTTATCCAAGTATGCCGAAAGGGCAACCTTATACTTTGTATGCGATTATCAATCCACAACCCATTCCCAGATAGAATTGCCGTCAAATGCGAAGATATTATAAATGGAACATATTTCACCGAATACCAGAGTGGAGAAGATGTGGATGAATTATTTTACCAATTACAAAAAGAAGCAAAGAAAACCCTTTAATAGTTGCCGTCTAATTGCCGAAATGTGTCGCTCGGTGTTCTGGTAAATACAATCCA